ACAATAGAACTAAAAGGAAAATCAATTGCTTTCGGTAAAGGGCCTTTAGGAAAACATAGAAAGTTTGATGGAAGAACTTTTAATTTTGGACCTAAAGACGACATTGCAGAAATTATTGAGATTAGAGCTGGAACTGGATCTTTAAGCTCGAGCTTGTTATATAAAGGTGTAGACTATACCCATAATAAATCTTCTGTGACTTTAAATAATAATTATACGTATATTAGAATTGAATTTATTCGAAATGTTTCTGAAGATGAGTTTCAACAAGCCACTGAAAATGCACCCTTTCTTAGAGATATAAGAGCTAATTTACTAGCAAATGTCGGAGGTGCAGAAAAAGCTACAGCTGAAAATGAAAAAGCTAAATTTAAAATAAGCAATACAGCTATAGTTAATGATCCTGGTAAAGTTGTATCTGGATTTATGGGTTTAGTAGGTGGAGCTAAACCTACGGCTAATTTTGTTGATAGACCTAGAGTAACAAAATTATTAGAAAGTGCTGGCGATGGATCTGCTAATAAACAATCTACAAATACAACTGTGCTAGGAAATCTTTTAAAATCTTCGAGTATGAAAGATACTAATTTAAATAAAGCAGTTTTTGTAAATGGAACTAGAAACGAAATACAAAATACATTTAAAAAACATATGCCAGGAATAAATAAAAATAATCTTAAAGAGCAAATGAAATTCTTTATTCCTTCAGGACTATCAGACAAAATTTTAAAAACAGCTGAAGAAGCTTCAGATGATAAAGAAGCAGGCACAGATCCAATTAAAAATATTGTTACAAAACAAAAAGAAGTTATAAAAGCAAGAGCGCAATTAAGTAATAATGCAGGAAGTGGTTTAGGCCTTAAAGATCTTTTCGGAAACATATTAGATATGTGCCCAGCTGGTGCTAGATCTAATGTAAATGTACAACCAAATATATTAGCTGCAGCAAAAGGTTTAACACCACCAGGTATTCCAGGTGATATAAATTTACCAATATCAAATATTTCACCAGGTCTTAAATTATCTGCAGAAGAAATTGCAAACCCAGCAGTTATAAAAGAGTTAATGCCCGGAACTAATTCAGTTACAGGAAAAATTGATTATAATACTAATATGAGTAAAGCAATGGGTAAAGGTAAATTAACACCTAACATGCAACCAGTTGTTGGAAAAGATGAAGTATCTAGTACAGAAGCTGAATCAAATTGGAAAGGTTATCTTACTAATTCCAGCGATTATAACTTTGAAACACTAGGGTCTTTAGATAAATTATGTAATTATTTAGATGGGCATCCTCGAGTTACTGGTAAAGGTATAAATGCTTTTACTTTTGCAATTGTTGACTGGACAACTGATGACTTAGTTGATTTTGATACGCCAGGTCTTCATGAAGAAATGAAAAAAATTGATTTAGATGACGAAATATCTACTCTTACATCAGCTGGTAAAACTCCAACAGAAGCATCAACTGAAGCGCGTAAAGAGTTAGAAGGTTTAAATTCTAGATTATATGGATTACAAGCACATTTTGTAATTGAAAGAGATGGCACATGTAAAAAAGGAAGACCTTTAGGAGAAACACTTGACCCTATATTTGACAATTATGCCAATAAAGGTATATACATTCTTATTATAGCAGGTAAAACTAATCCTCCTACAACTCAACAAGCAGCCACACTAGATACTGTTTGCGCTGGAATATTAGCGTATATGTATCAAATTCAATTAATAGGCGTATATGAAATTGATTCAGATTATATTGCGCCAGGCTTAGATATTGAAGCAATAAGAAAAAAATACGGTAAAGTTTTAACAATAGATCCAGCTGATTCAAGATCTGCAGAAATATCTAGAGCACAACAAGCGCTAATTAAACCTCCAGAAGTAGCAAAGCCTACAACTACTAAGCTTAAAACAGAAGAATCATTTAGCCCTACTAAAATCACTAAAGACTATGAAAACATTGATCCTGCTACAGGTAACAAAAAGGTAGTAACCTTAGAAGAAGCTCAAGCTGAAATGAAAACTGCATTAACAGAGATTCAACAAAACAAAGGGGATATTAAAGCTGAGATGGAAGCTAATATAACAAAAGCTAGAGGAGATGCTAGTAAGATATTAGGTGATAAAAATGCAAAAGCTTTGTTTGGAGCAACTGATGGATTGTCAGCTGGCTTTGATGAAAACATTAAAAAATTAAATTTTGATAATTTAAGTCAATTAACAGATAAATTTAACTTCATAAAATAAAGAGACAATATTATGCCAATGGAAAATAAAGATTTTAGCAAAGCTTCGATTAATAATAATCGAAATGGTTTTGCTGATAGAACAGGAAGTTATCCTAAACAAGGTTCTATTAATTCGCCTTCAGTGAATGATAAAGCAAGAGGAACAACTAGAGTAAACGTTGAATTAGGCGGAGCATCTGCAGATATAGATCTAGAAATAAAAGAAGAACCAGCATCAATATATCCTAATTCTCAAGTTAAAGAAACTGCTTCTGGACACATTATAGAAACTGATGATACACCTGGTGGTGAGCGTGTTATGATTAGGCATAGAACTGGTTCAGGCGTAGAAATGAGAGCAGATGGAACTGTAGTATATGGTTCAGTGGCTAACACAATAAGAGTAACAGCTCATGACGAAAAAGTTATTGTTGATGGCGATGGTGAACTTCATTATAATGGAAATTTAAAATTAAAAGTTTCTGGAGATTTTGATTTAGAAGTCGGAGGAGATTTTAATGTAAAAGTAGAAGGCGATGTTGATCAAACAATAAAAAGAGGTTATAAACAAGATATTGGTGGAAGTAAAGAAGTTCAAATAATTGAAAGTAAATCAGAAACAATAGGGATAGATGCAACAACATTTATACATGGAAATAATACAAGTATTATAAAAAAATCAAATGGATTATTTGTAGGAGAAGATCAAGCACAAAATATTGGTGGTACACTAGTTATGACAGCTGAAAAAGAAATTACACTCTCATCAAAAAGTGTGAATATTGCTGCATCATCTTTAGCAATGCTAGGTGATAGTGGAACTATTGGAGGTACTGATATGGTATATTATGGAAAAACTGCGCACATTCCAAGAATTAATTCAACTTCAATCCATGCTACAACATTTCACGGAGATTTAAATGGTGTAGCTGAAAAAGCAAATGAAGCAAATAAAGCTGGAACTGCAGTTCCAGGACCTGCTGGCACGGGCGGAACACCAACAGTTACAACTGCAACAAATAAAGTTACAGCAGAGCCAACAACTTCTTTATTAAACGACGCGTTAGAAAACTCTTCAATAGGAATAAAAAGAGTAGATATCGATACATCAAAAGGTTTATTTAACAGGTTAAATAGATTAGATCATTATGGTGGAGTATCAAAAACAGATTTAACTACACGTCAAGTAAGATCAAAGTTAAGAGATCCAAATAATATTAATAACGAAACTTTTACAGGAGCTTGTATTGCTGAAGGCATATTATCACCATTTTTTTCTCGAGAAGCAATACTAACAGTTGACAGAATAGTTTCAAATGACAAAAGTCTTAGAATTCCAAGTACAATTATGGGAAATCCAGCTAATCCTATGGAAAGATTTATAGGTACTCCTAATAGCGTAAATAAAACTGATGCTTTACCAGATGCTAAATTTAATCCAGTGTTTCAAGAAGGATCTATATCAAGTAGAACACGATTGGCCGAAGGAATTACCATGGCTACATTTTTAGGTGGAGTAGGCGATCCTGTAACTTTAACTCATATTCTTGATGATGGCGAAAGACTAAACCTAGCTAAACAATATACATTGCACACACGTATTTTAAAAGCGGTAAACTCTCATAAAGCTGTTCGTGAATTTAAAGATTTTAGACTGCAAGTAGTAGAAGGTCTATATAGACCTGAAATAGGTGAAGACTTAGATGTTAGTGATGGAATTAATTATTTAATGTCTAGAGGTAGAGCCGTTGTTTATGAATTAATAAATGAAAAAGGTGAAATAGCTATAGAAAAAACATTTGATTTGGCTGTATATTTTAAAGATAATATACAATTTGAAAAAATGATATTAGATTATGATAATTATAATCCAGATGATTCGTTAAATGCTCAAATTATTATAATAATGCCAGAAATAACACCGCCATGGGAAGTAATTTACACTAATAAAATTGAAACTAGATATAATAACTTTTCTCAAGTAACTAATGAGTTAATGGAAGCATTACCTACTACATAATTGTATAAATAGAACAAAAGGAAATAATATGCCAATTAGAGCTTTTGCAGTAGAAGATGGAAACATAGGAAGTAAAACTATTCTTACTTCTCAAACAAGGTCATCTTTAGATATTGATTTGTCTTTTACTAAAAAAGCGTCAGGTGATATATTTAAGAAACAACATGCTGCAGCTGTAAAACAAGCAGTAAGAAATTTATTACTTACTAATTTTAGTGAAAAGCCATTTCAACCTAGATTTGGTGGAAATCTAAATTCATTATTATTTGCTTTAAATACTGATATTGATGATGAAGATTTAGAAGAACAAATAATTCAAGCAATTGAGATATTTGAACCTAGAGCTAAAGTTCTAAATATAGCTACTAATTTAAACGAAGATTCGCACGAAATAAAAGTTTCAGTCACCTTTAAAGTAATTAATACAAATGAAACTGTTACTACTAATATAGATTTAACAAGGTTAAGATAATGGCAACAACAATTAAATCAACTCAATTAGACTTTGACACTATAAAAAGTAAATTAAAAGAATATTTAAAACAACAAGCTGAATTTCAAGATTATGATTTTGAGGCTTCTGGCTTAAGTAATATATTAGATGTTTTAGCATATAACACGCATTTTACTGGATTAAACGCTAACTTTGCGTTAAACGAATCTTTTATTAATACTGCGCAATTAAGAAGTTCAGTTGCGTCTCTAGCAGAAGGATTAGGTTATACTCCAAGGTCTTATGTTTCATCTGAAGCAAGTTTAGATTTATCACTTAGTATCACTACAACACCGCGGCCTGCAGCTATAATACTTCCAAGAAATACTCAGTTTACAACTAGCGTTGATGATGTTTCGTATACTTTTCAGACAAGAGAGTCGTTTTCTGCTAATGACAATGGAAACGGAATATATCAATTTTTAAACTCTACTAATGGAACTGGAATACCTGTATTTGAAGGAACAGAAAAAACTAAAACATTTTTTGTAGGAGATACATCTGATACTCAAATATATGTGATACCCGATATCACATTAGATACTACTACATTAAGAATACGCGTATTTCCAACTGCAGGTTCAACACTTTTTGACACATATACTGATATTAAAAAAGCTGTTAAAATAGAAAATGACTCAACATACTATCAAATTAAAGAAGTTCCTAATGGTTATTATGAGTTAATTTTTGGTGATGGATTAACTACTGGCAAAGCGCCTAAAGCAGGTAATAAAATTGTAGTAGATTATTTATCAACACTAGGCTCAGCCGGAAATGGTGGTGTTACTTTTACGCCAAAATCAAGTATAAGAATAAACGATGTAGATTATAATATGATTGTAGTTACTACTGCAAATTCGGCAGGAGGAGCGTTTAAAGAAAATATTGAATCAATAAGGCAAAATGCTCCTATAGCATTCACGTCTCAGCGCAGACTTGTAACAGCTGAAGATTATAAAGGACAAATTCTTTCAAATTATAACGCTTATTTAGATGATGTAACGTCTTATGGAGGCCACGATAATGTTCCAGCTACATATGGAGTTGTATATCTTGGATTAAAATTTAAAGACGGAATAACAGCTAGCACACAACTATCAGTTAAAGATCAAATAAAAACAGAGTTAACTGATAATATGTCAGTTATGTCTATTACAAGTGAATACGTAGATCCGATAACAACGCTTGTGCAATTATCTACAAATTTTAATTTAGATCCAGATTTAACTAGTTCAACTCTTCAAGCTATGCAAAATTTAGTACAAAATGCAATTACAGAATATTTTTCTGTAAATTTAGGAAAATTTAATAAAGTATTTAGAAGATCTAATTTGTTAACTATTATCGATGCGTTAGACCCCGCAATACTTAACTCTAGAATGGATGTAAAGCTCTTACAAACCTTTGTTCCAACTAATAACATATCTTTGTCTTACACTATAACGTACCCTGTTAAATTAGCTGCGCCAGATACAACAATAGCCACACTGAAATCATCTGGATTTGTTTTTAATTCTAAATCTTGTTTTTTACAAAATGAAATAGGATCTAGCAAAATACAAGTTGTATCTTCTACTGGATCAATTGAGGTTGACAATGTTGGAACATACAATGCAGATTTAGGCACTGTT